ATTTGCAAAATTTAATTTGGTTAAGACCCCATGCAGCACCATGCCACACAGAACAAAATTTGGCGTAAAATGAAATTCAAAGCTGCTTGGAGCTCAATGTACGAGAATCATTTTAAGACCATTAGCGAGTGTACCGCCGAGTTTACCAACAGTAGTAGAAGGTAAGCCGGAAGCATCAGGAGCGAAAATCCAGTTCAGAATAGTCTGCGCAGCACGATACGGAGCGCCGTCCGTTGGATTGATACCAAGCTGCATGCGGCCAAAATTAAACTGGTCAGTCTGTAATTGCTGCAAAGCAACAGAAGCGTTAGCCTTAATCTCCGCAATCTCTGCGGCACTCTTAGACTGATTCATATAGTCTAAAGCAGTCTGAGCAACCAAAGATTTAACAGTAGCATTAGCAACAGCATTATCGCGAGCAATAGAGGCGGCAACGGCGTTCGTATCGGTAAACGTTTTCCCGATATCAGCCGAAATTTGACCGGCCTGCAAAGGAGCAAGAAGATTAGTAGCAGCAGCATCGGCATTAGCTTTATCAGTTTCAGAATTAGTCAACGCTATATTAGCGTTAGCAGTAGGCGCAATAAAAGGAATCTCAGCAGCAGTCTTAGCGGTATTAGTTTGAGTATTCTCAACATCAGCCTGTATCATAGGAACAGAGGCTTGTTTAAGCTGAGTATCAGCACCGAGGTTAGTGACCTGCGCAGTAGTCACACGATTGGAATTGTAGGCATTAAGGGCATCCATACCAATTTCCGCACCATTAATAGGCTGATGCGGTGCTTGTACATAATCAATAGTCGCAGCACGCGGAGCGGTACCCGCGAAGGTAGCACCAGAAGCACCCGCACCATAGATAAGGTTTGGATTGAGCCCGGCCGCCTGAAAGCGAGCCATAGCAGCAGAAGGGGAATTATACGCATTCTGCGCATCCCACATTTGAACATTAAACTCATTTTGCATTTGTTGTTGCTGCAGCTGAAACTGACGGTTAGCAGCATTAGTAGCGTTAACGTTGGCATTGTTAATTAAGCCAGAAACTATCCCGCCAACAACGGGGATAGCACCGGAGATAAGAGACGCAGTAGTAGGATTCATAACGCAAAAGAACTAAAGTTAAGAAAAGCGGCCGCTTTTCAAATTATTCTATCGATAGCCATCGATAGAATGATAAATTATAGATAATAGTTGCATTGTTGTATTAGTGTTTACTTGCCAACTCGCTCGTCGGTCGTAGCGCAAGCTTAACTCCCTCCTCGCATCGTATGCAGGTGAACTACAAAGCAATGCAAAATTGACACGTGGTGTCAATTAGCATTAAGAAGTCAAGTAGACTTAATGCGAACTCGCTTCGCTCGAGTAACAGTAGCTTTCACCTCCGGCTCAGCATCCATAGTGACAGAAGCAGCAGAGGCCTGCGCCTCTTTGTGGCCTGCCTGCGGCGCAGCTGCAGAGGCCCCCTCACGGGCTTTGTCTGCCGACTGCTCACTATGGTCGCTGATAGAAGCGACCTTCGTTCGGCGGTCGCCAGCCAGCCCACCAGACTGGGCGTTTAAACCCGGGTCAACATCACCATCAGGAAAGAACATCTTGTGTTGACGAAGAGAAGCACGAGCATCCGCAAACAACTCAACGGTTGTAGCAAAACGATTAAAACGCGCCGCGGCAACAACATGCGGAACAAGTTCCGGTAGACGAGACAGCTCCTCGAGCTGATCGACAGATAGGACAATCTTACGCTTGACCATCTTTAGCATCTTTAGCAAGTTTAGAAAGTTCAATAGCACGGAGCGCAGCACGCTCCTCAATGAAACGTTCCTGTTCAGCGTTAGCATCCGCTTGACGCTTATCATCCAATTGCTTACGCAAAGAGAGAGCACGACGCTTATAAGCGCGTGATAAATCAATCTTCTCAAAAACATTGAGGCGATCAAAAGGAGACAAGTCCAATTCGGTATTAAACGCCGCGGGAGCAGGGGGCATAGCGAGATTGCGCGTAAAACGGTCAATCATCCAAGCAAGCGACTTAACAGCGCCCGGAACAGTCATAGACTTATTGGGCGAAACGCGCCCAAAGGTCTCAGCGTAATCATAGTTAAAATGATTACGGATAAGCGGCACAGGTGCCGCAAAAATAGCTTTTGCCATAGTTAAAAATCGTTACGCGTCTTAGCACGACGCTGGTAATTTAAAAGGCCTTGCCGGCGACCTTCGCCGGAAGCACGGTACCAATCAGAAAGATCACCGTAAGCAAGTATATGAGCGTCTTGCGAACGCTTAACAGACTTCTCCATCTGTTCAAGCATAGGGAGTTCTTGCAACTCCCTAACAGGGACCTTAGCAGCGACATCGCAGGTATTAGTGTACAGGCGGTCAGCGAAATACCGGGGCAGCGCAGACTTGCGGCCACCCGGCATAACAACATAATTACGAGTATAATCGGCAAGGTGCCAATCTACAATTTGCGGCGTGAGATAGTTAAGGCCGAGACCCTTCGAGAAAAGGTGAAATTCGGCCTGGCGGTCATCCATCCCGAGCGGGATGCGAACCGGAACCTTAAGACCACGACGCGGGTCAAAAGGCATGTGATGCTGCTGGGTAACATTGCGGGGAGCAAAAACAGACTTATTCTTCATAGAATAACCAACAGTATAACCGACAGAATCGGGAGAAAAAGGACGGGGGTCAATCCAAACATCGCCTTGACCCCACGCATCATGATAGAGGGAATCATCGGCATTAAAAAGCAACACATGATAATGAGGACGGCCACGCTTACCGCCGTATTCACCTGCAGCGAGATATTTAATGTCACCGCCTTTATTACCAAACTGCGCTTTACGCAAACGCTTCAAAAAAAGCGGAACGGCCTTCTTATCAAGAGTATAAAGACCGTTAGGCGTAACGGGCATGTGACCCGGGTCATAAGTAAGCGTAATCCAGGACGAAGAATGAGCGAGCTCATACTGCTGGGCACAGCGAAAAGCCCAGGAATTTGAACGCTTTTGAGTACAGCCGACACAACGGCCACAAGCGAAAGGTTTACCAGTAGAATTACAAATCATAGGGTTCCAACATGACATAAACCAAAAATGCCCGGCAACGCTGGGCATTAATAGCATTAGTTACAAACATATCAACAAAACGTTAATAAAAAACGCGATGTTGAAAAGTTTAAAGAGAAGGCATCGCAAGCCGCGGCAAGCAACGCTCGACAGTAACACCGTGCCACCAGTGAGCGAGAAGGTGATCAGCATCCGCATCAATAACAGCAAAAATGCGGTTAAGTGCATCATCAGGAACGCACGTAAGAAAGTCAGCACCATCAAGAGGCGGCAGACCAGCAAACTTACGATCTTGCTGCCAGAAATCAAGCGAAACGGCCATATCACCGCAGACACGATTGTACTGCGTACGGTACTCATTAAAACGGCCAACGTAACCGAATTCCTGCGTATTCTGGTCGGACCCCTCGGACGGGTCAACGTCCCAATAAACTTCGCCTTTATTGATAGGCTGCTCGCCAAGCATAGCATACTCAGGCCATAGGTAATCTAACCGGTCATTCTTAAAAAACTCCTTCGGAACGCCCTGATAGTAGCCGGTATCAGGTAGAACGGACATCAGCGTCAAAATAACGCCATGCTCCGTAACATTGCAATGATACGGAGCATTAGTCTTATGGGCAGAAACACCATGACCAGCCATAGCACCTTGCGGGGCAGTAGAGGTACCAGTCGTATTAAGCACCTCACCAAAAGAAATTTGCTGCGAAGTAGAACCAAGATATTCGCTGTATTGCAACCGCGCATCGGGGTTCATCACACCGAAGTGAGCATAGATCAACTCACCGTAACGAGTACCGCCGCGGGAATCGGCCTCAAGGAAACGCTGCATGGCCTCAGCAACGCGAAGCTGCTCAATAGTACCAGCAGCACCAGCCCAGTCTGCAGGGTTAATGCCGAGAGACCCTTTCGGATCCAAATTAATCAAAAATCCGCCGCCATCCTGAAAAGCAGCTTGAATAGGCATGCTGTCATGTTCTATATTAGGCGCGCCAGCATCAGCATAAGTACCATTAACAGTCTGATAAAGACGCTGCTGTGCAGTAGAATCAATGACACTCACAGGAACCTGAGTGTTCAAAGCAGGAATAACAACCTCGCTACCCTTTTGTGGCCAAGGTTTAGCTACAGTAAAATAATCAAGGTCGTACAACCGCTGATTAAGAAAGCCATAACCGGACGTCTCAATAGACCCGTTATCACCGTCAGAAAGCGGGACGAAAACACTATCGATCTGCAAATCCTCATCAGCGTACCAGTCAGCGAAGATCTTCTGATAAGCAGCAAAACGAAACGCATTCATCGTCGGGTAAACGTAAGTAGAACCACCGGGTTGAACCGGAAGAACAGGCATGCCAAGATAATTAGCAAGCGAACTTTTTGAAATACCAACCTCAGGGTCTACAGAAATGGTAGGAAAAGCAGGCGCAGGGTCGGAAACGTCACGTTGACCCATAGCAGATTCAAAGTTTGGCCAAAGCAAACGATAAGGAACGAAAAACGATTCAGAACGAACCTTAACGCGCTGCATTGGCGGAGCGATCATAGGTTGATACCGAAGCAGACATTCGTGGTCAATGTGAACGCGATCACCGGGAACCACATCCATAACCATAACAGGCACAAGATTGCCATAGTTGAAAGACAACTTAACGGAATGGGAAAGGTTAAACGAATTATGAGGATAATTCGGAGTAGGCCGCTCAGTCAAATTGAGCTGGCCAGTGTTAATAATTCTTTGTTTAGACAT